ATGTTATAGATAACATTGGCCCTGATGTTGCAGAGACTATGATAAAGTTTGGAGTCGATAAGGGGCTTCGATGATTAACTTTAAATATAAACCCGATGGAGAAGTGCTGAAATCTTTTATGAAAGACAGCACTTTTTTTCGTGGTATTCGCGGCCCTGTTGGATCTGGTAAGTCTGTTGGTTGTTGTGTCGAAGTATTTAGACGCGCCCTCGAACAGAAGAAAGGTGCAGACGGACTGCGTAAAAGTAGATGGGCAATCATTCGAAACACTAATCCACAACTAAGAACTACGACTATTAAGACTTGGCTTGATTGGTTTCCTGAATCTGATTGGGGTAGATTTCATTGGTCTGTTCCTTATACCCATCATATTAAAAAAGGGGAGATAGATCTTGAAGTTATATTCTTGGCTCTTGACCGTCCTGAAGACGTTAAAAAACTTCTTTCGCTCGAACTTACGGGTATCTGGATCAACGAAGCGAGAGAGATTCCTAAGTCTATTATTGATGCCTGTACGATGCGTGTTGGCCGTTATCCTTCTATGCGTGATGGTGGCCCTAGTTGGTCTGGCGTTATTGCCGATACCAACGCGCCTGAAGAAGATCATTGGTGGCCCATTATGGCTGGTGAAGTTCCAGTCCCAGATCATATTCCTCGTGAGCAAGCTAAGATGCTGGTCAAGCCAGACAATTGGAATTTCTTTACCCAGCCTTCTGGGATGCTCGAAACCAAAGACGAAGAAGGTGAAATCCAAGACTACAAAGAAAACCCCAAAGCGGAAAACCAAAAAAACATCTTAGCTAATTATTATTCAAACCTTATTCGAGGTAAGACTAAAAGCTGGATTGATGTCTATGTTATGAATCGCTTGGGTCATATTCAGGATGGAAAGCCAGTATATCCAATGTTTGCTAGTGAAGTACACATAGCAAAAGAAGAAATACCTGTTGCTGCTAATGTTCCTGTGTATGTTGGTATAGACTTTGGTCTTACACCAGCCGCAGTTCTTGCTCAAAAAGTAAGAGGGCGTTGGTTTGTTCAGTCAGAAATTGTTGCGGTGGACATGGGGATTGTCCGTTTTGCAGAAGTATTAAGACAAGAACTCGCAACAAGATTCTCCGCAGCTTCCGAGGTTATAATTTATGGAGACCCTGCTGGAGACTTTAGAGCGCAAACAGATGAATCGACTCCCTTTCATATTTTGCGCGGTGCTGGCTTGAGGGCATTCCCTGCTCCCTCCAACTCTGTTGACCTAAGACTAGAATCAGTTTCCTCCCAGTTGACGAAGATGGTCGAAGGTAAGCCAGCACTACTTATTGACAGACGTTGCCCTCAACTTATTAAGGGTTTTGAAGGTGGCTATGCTTATAAAAGGATGGAGGTGTCTGGTGAAAGATACGCAGATAAACCAGATAAAAATATGTTTTCTCACGTTCACGATGCTGCTCAATACCTTTTCCTTGGTGCTGGTGAAGGTAGGGCTTTGATGAATAACCAAAAACCTTTGCGCCCTGTTGTTGCAAAGAGAAGTTTTGATCTATTTGGAAGACCTAAGAAAAAGAGAGCTTTTCAATTTGTGCGTTGATTTTATTTTAACTTTGTGACTAGGAAGAAAAAAAGGAGTTTTATTATGTGTTTTGGTGGGGGCGGTGGCCCAACTCAAGAAGAAGAACAAGCTGCTGCTGAAGACAGAATAGAAGCAGAAGCTGCTGAAAGAAAAGAAATCGAGCGTAGAGCTAAACAAAAACGTAAAGATATATCTGACGCTTTATCTGCAAGTGTTGCTGATGCTGGTGCTAGAGGTGGGGCAAGCCGTAGATCTTTATTTAAAGCAGTTCAGAAAACTGGTTCTGCTGGTGGTGCATCTGGTTACGAAAGTAGATTTGGTTAATGGATAATATAGCAAAGCATTTTATAGAAAAGTATCGAAAGGCAAAAGCATTTCGTGAACAATGGGTTTCGCTTTTTGAGGAATGCTATGAGTATGCTTTGCCTCAAAGAGAATCTTTTTATTATGAAGAACATGGTCAACGTAGAGATGAGAAGATTTTTGATGAAACTGCTGTAGTAGGTACTCAAGAGTTTGCAAGTAGATTACAGTCAGGTATTGTTCCTAACTTTGCTCGATGGGCTGACTTTGTTTCTGGTAGTGAAGTAGATCCACAGGAGCGAGAACAAGTTGATAATGAGCTAGATGAAGTAACGAACTATGTGTTCGAGGTTTTACAAAACTCTAATTTTAGCCAAGAGGTTCATGAATCTTTTATGGACTTGGCTGTTGGGACTGGTATCTTGTGCGTTGAGGAAGGTGACTCACTAAACCCGATTAACTTTTCCGCGATACCCCTACCCCATGTCGTACTTGATACTGGCCCCGACGATAGGATTGATCATGTCTTTCGAGAGAGAAAGAAAGTAAAGTTTGACCATCTTCCTTTAATGTTTCCTAAATCTACCTTTGATCCTAAGGTTACTTCACAAATGGGATCTAATAGAGAAACAACAGTTCTTGAGCTTGTATGCAGAGACTATACAAAACCAAATGTTGAAGCATACTATCACTATGCAATATGTTTAACTACAGAAACAATTTTACACTCAAAACAAATGAATGGCGTTGGCTCTAATCCATTTATTTGTTTTCGTTGGTCTAAGTGCGCTGGTGAGGTTTATGGTCGAGGGCCACTAATCAATGCGTTAAGTTCTATCAAAACAACCAATCTTACTATTCAGTTAATACTTGAGAACGCTCAAATGTCTATCTCTGGTATTTATCAAATGGAAGATGATGGCGTTATAAACCCTGACACAATCAATCTCGTTCCAGGGACTATAATTCCTAAAGCTATGGGGTCTGCTGGACTGCAACCTATACAAGCTGCTGGTCGTTTTGATGTTGCTCAACTTGTTTTAGGTGATCTTAGATTAAATATTAAACGTGCTTTGTATAATGATATGCTTGGTAATCCTGATAAAACACCAGCTACAGCTACAGAAATAGCTGAACGTATGGCTGATTTATCAAGAAGAATGGGCGCATCTTTTGGCAGATTACAAGCTGAGCTTGTTCAGCCTCTTCTTCAACGCGTAGTTTATATTCTTAAGAAACAAGGGCGCATTGAAATCCCAACAGTAAACGGCAGAGAGATCAAAGTTAGGTCTGTCTCTCCATTATCCCAAGCTCAAGCTAATCAAGATATTTCTGTAGTATCACGCTTTCTCGAGATGATTGGTAACGGTTTTGGGCCAGATATGTTACAGCTTTTAATTGATGGAGAGCAGACCGCTGTTTACCTAGCTAAAAAGTTTGGTGTACCAGAAAGCTTGATTCGAGATGAAGAACAACGTAAACAGATAGCAGAAGCCGCAAGACAATTAGCGGAACAACAGGCAATGCAGCAGGGAATGATGCCAGTTGAGCAACAAGGTTAATATTGGAATAGATGGCATTCAGCGCAAATCTGAACATGATGTTGAGATTAGTAAGAATGTTGCACAAATATTTTCTACCCCAACAGGTCAGGAAGTTCTGAAGTATTTTAGATCTATTACTATTGAAATGGTTAATGGGCCTAATGTTTCTACAGAAGAGCTTCGACATATTGAGGGGCAAAGATACTTAGTAGGTTTAATTGAACACCGCATTGCCCATGCAAATAGGAGTAAACAATGAGTGAAGAAGATGCAGCAGTAGAGGCAGCAGCCGAAGATGGTCGTGATTTTGTAACCCAAGAAGATGTTGAAAAGGTAGAACAAAAATCTGAAAGACCTGAATGGTTGCCAGAAAAGTTTAATACACCAGAAGATCTAGCAAAGTCTTATAGTGAGCTATCTCAGAAGCTTGGTTCTAAAGATGAAGATATTAGAAATCAGCTTATAGAAGAAATACAAGCAGAAGCTTTTGCTGATAGGCCAGAAACTGCTGGTGATTATCAGCTTCCAGATATTATCAATGAAGAAGAAGCTGTTGATAATGAGTTGCTTAGATGGTGGTCAGAGCATTCATTTAACAATGGATTTTCTCAGGAAGAGTTCGAAGAAGGTATTAAGATATATTCTGAGTCTGTTCTTGGCTCTCAACCTAACTATGATGATGAAGTTGCCAAGCTTGGCGATAATGCTGAAGCAAGAATAGATGCTGCATCATTATGGGCTAATAAGTTTTTTCCTGAGTCAGCATTGCCAGCTATAGAAAAAATGTGTGAAAGTCATGAGGGCATTATTGCTCTTGAGACTATGATGGCAAATATGAAGGATGGATCGTTTGCTGGAGATACAGCATCAGCATCTGAACTTAATGAAGCTGATCTTAGAAAAATGATGGATGATCCAAAGTATTGGAAAGATCGTGACCCACACTTACACAAGCAAGTTGCCGAAGGATTCAAGAGAATCTACAGAGGCTAAAATTTTACAGAGGGGTGAGTACTATCTTACCCCTTTTACTTTAGATCATATTGATGAAGTTATCAGAGGTCTAACAAAAGAAAATGTAAAAGAGCTTGTTTTACTAGGTTATACTGATATTCGAAAAGCTCTTGTAGATATGCACGAAAGCTCAGAGTGCTATCTTTGCAGAAAAAATAATGAAGAATTTATAATGGTTGGTGGTCTTTGGTTTACTGAAGATCAGGAATGGCCTCAGATGTTTGCAATGTTTTCTGATAAAATAAGAGAAAACTTTATTGCTATGGCTAGAGGATCTGTAATGTTTGTTGATTACTTTGACCAATTCCATAGCGGTTTATCTATGACAATTCTTAAAGAATATAAGTTTATTTTAGATTGGGCATCATGGTTAGGGTTTGAAGCGGTTGGTATAATATCTAACAATGAAATCGAATATGTTGATTTTGTGCGTTGCAATCCAAATCAAAAAGATGTTTATGATTGCACATTGCAGCCCGTAATACACTGAAAGGCCCGAAAGGATACCCTTGCTGAAGTGATAAAGCGGACACCTGTTAGTAACCGTAACTTCAATAAGGAACTAATAAATGGCTAATACAATCGACACAGCCTTTATCAAACAGTTCGAAACAGAAGTTCACATGGCGTATCAGCGTATGGGTTCTAAGCTACGGAACACAGTGCGGACTGCTAATGTGACAGGATCAACTGTTAGATTTCAAAAGATTGGTACTGCGGAAGCAACTACTAAATCTCGTAATGGTAATGTAACTCCAATGGAACTTGCACATACCAATGTAGAAGCAACTATGGCTGACTTCTACGCTGCTGAGTACATCGACAAGTTAGATGAACTCAAGATCAACATCAATGAGCGTCAAGCTGTAGCACAATCTGCTGCTGCTGCTCTAGGTCGTAAGACTGATAGCTTACTAATTACAGCTATGGATGCTGGTGCTAACTCAACTCAAAT